CGGGTGCGATCTTTTTACTTCCGTGGACCCCACACGGAAGGGCTTGTGTTTGTCCGAAATTAAGACTACTTTGTCATGCGCAAGCCACGCACAACAAGGGAACCTAGCTTGTCATACCTGGGTTCCACTAGGTAAATGGTTTCGCTATGATGAGACAGTGAGATGACCATTAACTCACTTGCCAGAGTCCGCGTAAATCATACGGAAGTCTGGCGAGTACTGCTGGCGGGGAGTATCCGCCTAGCTAGCCGCGTTTTCACGGAAAGCGCGGGCATAGCTAGGCAGCCCGATGCTCTCTAACCAGTCCGCGTCGTATTTGTTACGCCGTGGAACGCCCTCTGCAGGTGTTGGTGCAGCAGGTTGACTGGTCATGAGCGCCAAGCTGCGCGCAATACGTTCCTTGAAATTCAGCGCGCGGTTGCGAGCTGGTTCAATGGACTGAAGCACTCGTGTCTTAATGACGCCACCGATGTTCTTCTCCGCGGAGGAGGAGTAGGCACCAGTGAACAACGTTTTAGGCTTCACAACGTATGCGACTCCTTTTAATTGGCGGCTGGACGGTTTAACACTGCCAGCCACAGTGTACGCTCGCTTGGCCACTGCACCCGAGCGTTGGGTGCTAGTAGGTCGTGCAATGCCAGAGGTACTAGTTCCTCTCTGGGCGAACCTACGGAAGAAGGGCGGGCGGTTTTCCTTCGAGCCGCCTCTCGAGACGCGGTGGTTGTCTCGTGTCGCGTCAACACGGTTGGGCGGTTCATGCTTCGTCGGTAGTAGTGCTTGCACGAACCTCGGGTTTTGAGTAGGCCCCTGAACTACCTTCGCGGTGTGGTGTTCCGCGGTTTGATGGAATTGCGAGTGTTGTCCCGATCTCGCAACGGATTGTCGGCGTTTTGTCGTGGATCGCTCAACCACGGTGTGCAGGTTCTCTGCTGATCCTGCAACGGTTGTTGGGCATTTTATTGTGGATTGCCCAACCACGGTGTGCAGGTTTTCTCGCGATCCTGCAACGGTTGTTGGGCGTTTTATCGTGGATCGCCCAACCACGGTGTGCAGGTTTTCTCCCGATCCTGCAACGGTTGACGCACGCAGCTCGTCTGGGACGTTACGCGCGGAGTCAAGGAACTCGATTTTGGTGAGTCGACCTTGCTGAGCCGCATTGACCAAGGCTTCAGCTGCACTCCGCGCCGCTTTGCGTACGGGCTGGGATGGTCTGCCGAGCCGCAGATTTGCGTCGGCGAGGCGCTGGGCTTTGAGAATGGTGAGCGTTAATTCGCTCGTTTTGCCCAAACGCGCCTGCCGGTAGGCTTCGTGTTCTGCCTCCCGCAATTTCTGCCGGTCTTCGTCAGACCCCGATGCCAGAGCTCTGTGACGTGTCTCGAACATCCTGCGGAGATATTTTCGACACGTGAGCGTAAGCTCATGCCCGACGTCGGTCCCCTCGATGCCTCTGACACCGAACACTTCTTCCAGGGCTTCGGTGACACGCTCTTGGAAGGCGTCGATGTCAGTTGCCCGTAGGACGTCCCTTGGCACAGGCGGTATGTGCGTAGATGGCGCGTGCGTCAGAGGGTCAGCGTTCCAGATTGTAACGGAACGTTGTCCTGTGTCTTCCAGCATCCAACGGCGTAGGACTGGGATGATGGCCTCACGAACTTGACTCCAATCGAGACGGTCAAGTCCGCAGCCGATTCGCGGTAGATGGATTTCGCGAACGCCGAGTCGGTCACACTGCCGTAAAGCGTTATGGAGAGTGGAGACCACCGTATTCAGAAGCGGTTTGTTGTGCTTCTTACTCTTGGTGACCATATTGATAACCCACCCGCCATGCGCTTCGGAGGGCGCTGGTTGTTGGTTAGGGAAGGTTGTCCGCGCGCAACCTTCCATGTCGCTCCCCTGGCATGGAACAGCGTAAGCTATCCCTATGTCAGGCGCGGGAGGGAGGCGATCTCGAATTCCCCATTTGAGATCGATTTTTTCGGCTAAGCCAGCTGACATGGCTTTGTCGGCGCTTATACAATGAAGTATTGCGCTGCGATTGTTCATCGTCGCCGAGAGTATGTTTCCATACTTTTCGTCGACAGGGGATTTAGCCGTTGTTTTGAACGATTGGTGCGTTGGCCCGGCACCGGGGTCGTAAACCTCGCCATCGGGTGTTCTCGCGACGTTATCGGGGCCTATGGTGACGCGATCATGTAGCGCCTGTGGCCCGAAGAGGTCGACGACATTAACCCGGTGCTCCGAAACACACGTTTGCAAGGTATTGAGCAAGCGTGAATTCCCGCCGCATCGGATTTTGGCGGCGTCAAGCGAGCAGCTAGTTGCGAGGAAGTCGCAGTAAGCTCTCGACGTGGAGCTGTCCATGGCGAGGAAGGCGTGGTCAGCGACCTCGGTGCCAAGCCAACGCATCATTCGTCCAAGAAGTGGTTTTCCTTTCGGAAACGAGTTCCCCTCAAACGCGACATTGTCGCGGAGGTCTTGAAGCTCGGCAGCCTCAACCCGTGGGTTGCGAAAGGAAATACTGTCCAATATGTTTACTCCGTAAACAGACTGGAACGCACCAGCGAGCGTGCCGGGTTCTCGCGTGCCGGAATCTGAGCCCAGAATTTCAGGCCCCAAATCTCCCCATCTTCGATAATATTCCCCAAAGTCGACCTTGTCGCCGCCAATTTTTGCTAACATTGTTAGACAAGCGACACGGACCGTCTTGATGTGGGGGTACATCAGAAGATAGCTGAAGATTTTCGAGCGTGTGAGCATTTTGCATTGCTCGCTCGTTGGATCCCAGCGGTGCGTCGCAGCTTTTACGGAGAGTCTTAGCCGGGAGAAGATGTTGCTTATGTGGCGAGATGGTAGCCACCACATTTGATATCTGTGCAACCGCGTGGCTGGGAGCTGTTCAGTGAAGACGCTTTGTTGTCTTCCTGTAAGCCGACTGATTAGTTCTTGTTCAGCGGCGTGTCCTCGGCAAACGGCGTCGATCTTATGGTCGTCGCCGTGCATCATAACAGCTCCTGGGCCTATAAGCACTGGCTCGTAACGGTGAGAACAGAATTGGATGTCCTCAAACTTCGTTACCAGCGCAGTGGTTTGACCGACACCGGCGTGCACGGTTTTGCACTGTTCTCGCATGTGGCCCGGTAGGTGTTCTGTAATCCGGGCAGCAACATTGACTTCTGTGATGATCTGCTGATCATCACCGTCAGCCAGGACGGGTATCCTCATGACCTCGATCGTTTTGATCTTTGGTACATGGAGGAGCGCGCCCGTGGTGGTGTCTGCGTGTATTTCGCCTACCGAGAAGTTAACGGTGGCAACGGTTTTACACACATCCTCGAAGGAACAACCAAGACTCTTGGCTACGGCTCTAACGCCATTAATGACGCTGAGCAAGGTGTTCCTGAGGCTGGTCCATAGTGAACCAGAGCAGACTTGCCCTCCACGGACGAACATCCAACCATCGCGTATAACGACGATCGGGAACGCTTCCTCCATGCACCAAGACCAAACCGCCTGCTTCAGTTCTCCTTTAAAGAACTTCATGAAAAACAGAGCAGCAATAGCGAGTTCTTCGGCGGTGACGGTGCCGTCGAAAGCACTAAAGTCGAGGCCGACTGCCGCAGGTTTTCCTTGCAGTCGATGAGGTTGCCCGTCGGGCTGGTACTCCGAGTCAAAGGGCACGGGCTGGTATGTTACCCCAATGTGGGGATTGTCACCTTCCAGCACAATGGGATCGCGGGTGTTCACGCTGTCCCAGACGGCACGCATCACCTTGCCTTGATGCATCACGGGTGTGCCGTTAATGGTGCCCTTGTATATCTTGTTTTCATTGGCAAGGCGTAACAGCTTACCAACCAAGATGTAATTGGCGAGGCGTGTCAGCTCATCCATAAACTGAATGTAGCGATGGGTTTTGCCATTAAAGGCCTTCAAGTCTTCGGAACTGCAACCGACAGGCATTTCAATACGCCCGTCGCTGGCGTTCTTCTTCATAGAAGGCTCGCTCTTGTGCATGGCAGTCATGTAGCTGGCCGTGGGTTTACCCTCGCTCCAGCACTCGATCAAACCCATCGCACGCTCATACCAGTCGGGGTGTTTTTCCTGGTACTCTCTGATGTTGTGGCTGTCTGAGAAGAAGCCGCATGCACCTTTGCTGTTTTGGTCATGCAATACTTCTTCCTTCGTCATTAAGCCAAGAGAGTCGAGATGAGCTCTTCCCCATTCAGTCATCAGCAGTTCGCTGATGCGTAGGAAGTCTTCTGACACGTTCCTTGGTAGCTCATCGCACTGAATGTCGAGGCGCTTTTGGATGGATGCGGCCTTAAATTCAGCCGTACACTGGGTGTGTGTGTACGTTGCGGTGTTGTCAGTCAGGCTGAAGCAGTGGCTGGCGAAGTCGTCCACGAGACCGGTTTTGGTGTTTTTGAACCGTACGTCGGTGCCGCCTCGCTCCCATCTTCCAAGCACTTTAACTTGGGTCATGTAAGGGTGTGGAATTTCGACAAACTTAGGTCGCCTTACATGTGAGTGGGCCACACGCTGCTTCAGTAATTCAATCCGATTGAGCCAGTCTGGTTTCCACTCCCAGAATCGATCACTGGCTTTTATCCTTAGTCCTGCGGGCCATCCCATCGCATGATCGACATTGCGATGGATAAAGCCTGTCTCGCCAGTTGGTTTCATCCACGACCCCCAGTGTCTCGGTCGCAGGTATTTCAACTGGCTCTTGGTCTGGGATTGGCTTAGAATACTCTGCGCCTCCTGATAGCAAGTGTAAAGCTCAGTCGATGCATGAGCAATTACGGTGTCCACCATAGTGCAATCGAGTTCAGCTGTTGGTTCGAACCCGTCACACCAGATGTAAAATTCTGGACTGAATTTGCTACAGGTGGGCGCGCGAGAGATTTTCACTCGAGTAAACTTGCCAATGAGAAGGTTTAAGACGTGCCGAATATGCGAGAATACTCCCGTCATCTTCAGCAACATCTTTCCACCCTTCCTCAGGATTTTTTGCAAGAGTCGGTGTATGCCTCGAGCAAGCGGGATGTACTCTGGCGGCTGGCCTTGCAATAAGTGCATGCATGAATCGCAGACACGATTTGGGTCTGCTTTGCGTTGCCGCAGATCCGTGCACTGACTGCAGTTAATCTGTTGCGGCACATTCTTCGCAACGGTCGGGGCTTTGAGCCACACGTCGACCTGGGCCTGCTCGGTGTCCTTGACTTCCCCGAAATCAGAGATAATCAAGTCCACTTTGCCGCGCTCATTTCCAGAGCTGATGATTCCGCTGTGCTCGAGGCGCTCGAGGCAAGCCTCGAAGATCCTGGTTAATCGTGGATCTCGCAAGTTGCCCTTGCTTTCACCCAGAAAACTTGACAAGTTAACCGGGTTAACGGGGCCACCGACTTGTGCAATTAGGTCCATTTCGGGTGCTGCGTGCCCTTTGGCGTCAAGCGTCGAAGCTAGGTAATAACGCCTAGTCTTCGTGTTCTTAAGCAACTGGCAGTAAGCGTGCATAAAGCCGCCAAAGCCACACGCAGGGTCTAGTATACATTTGACGTTACTAGTGAAGAATTTGGGGTCTTGGGCGTAAAGCCCTTGGAATTTGTAGTACCCCCGACTGGCAGCTCTGCCTGCTGCTTCAGTAATTCCACTACGGTTAATCATGGCGCCTTTATATGGTAAGGCGTACACGTGGGCTCGTTCTATCTGGCTCCATGTGTCCTTGGTAACGACACGGCTCTTGGAATGAGCTAGGACAGACCAGAAGTCGTAAGTTTCCTTTACCGCCTTTGGTGGAATGGCGGGATGAAACTCTTCGCCTCTTTCTACACCAGTCCATTCAGAACCTGGCGTGAAAGATGCATGGCCGAACCCGTGCACTAATCGCTTGAAAACACCGTCAGTAACGTCATAAAATTCCGCTAACTCGGTGGCAGGGTCGATATCGACCCTTTCATCGGCACCTGAGTTGCGTTCCAAGCCCAAAGTTTTGATGGGCTTGTCTAGTCTTAGTCCGAGGTTGTTGATGGGTTCTACGATGTTTTTAACCCATTCGGTAGAAACAGGAGGGTCTACGCGTAAAAACGCGTTCCGCATGGCCCCGCGGATTAGGCCTAGCTCCCAAGCGTCTTTATGTTCTTCGCCTGAGTCTCCTGGCTTGTCTTTTTTCTTAGTGATGCAGTCCCACCAACTAACTACTTTCTTTGTCCGCGTTTGTAGATAGTTGCCAACGCGGTTGGTGGCTGCATCAATGGTCGTTTCAGTTTTCTTCGCCTGCACAGCGGGGTCGGCGTCGCCGCTATGAGGCTGGGACTCATCAAAGGTGAACCGTTGCAGGAACGCCTGAAAATCGTGCCAATCTTCTTTAGACACTACGCGTTCTTCGGGCTCGAGCGAGTCACGATCACCTAAGATGATGTTGTGTCCCTTACACTTTGGGTGGTTGAGGTACAGCACCTTGACCGGTGGGGCGTCATCAGGTCTGTCCGTATTGATGTCTATTGCCAGACAACAACCACACAACATGTGGTCTCTGTCTATCCGACAATCACCACCGTGTATCTTGGTTAAGACCAGCATCCCCACATGCTGGTTAAATGTCCTCGCCTCTTGGTCCGTGCCGGGAGTAAACTTCCAGCACCAGGTCACGCCGCTGGTTGTTTTTGCGGTCACAAATACGTTGGTGCCGTTCTTAAATGGCACATGGTAACCATCGCCTCGCGGGATTTTCATAGCTTCGTCTAGGCACTGGTCCAGCTCCTTAAGCGTCACTTTCCGCTCACCCGAGATGAAAACGGGTAGAACGTTAAGTGTCGGATCTGGTGTCGCATCGTAGCTGAACACGGGTTTGCGCCCGGTCAAGCATACGCATACGGTGACCATATGCACGTGCTGAAGCCAGAGGACGTCCTTGATCGATAGCGCGCCCCAAAGTCTCTTGTCCAGTCTTTGATTGTCGAAGATTTGCAGTGAAACGGTGATTTCGGCGAACAATTTCGCGATCAACCCGGCTCCAACTGCAATGCTCGACTCGACAATCGACGTCCAAATTCCTTTACTTTGAGTGCCGAAGTGCTCCCCGAACAGTCGTTCCGTGTTCGAGTTTTTGTAGCCGACCATGGAAAACGGGCCTAACAATCCTCCGCAAAAGTCCTGGATGATTTTCTGAAATCCAGAATTGCGGGAAATGCCGACCCAATCCACAAGCTCGACTATGCACTGGGGAGCATTCGGCACTCGGTTAAAGAGCATAAGGAACTTCGTCTGGATGTGCTTGCACTTTAGATCAATGAGCAAGTACGACTGGTCTTCGCTAAATTGATAGCTGACTTTGAGCGCGAGGTCGAAAGGCTCGGTACTGAGTAGCCCGGCGATCCCTTCAAATCCAGGAACCCGGGTTTCCAGCAGAAACTCAGTTAAACTGAGGGTGGTTACTTTTCCCCGTATTAGAGGTCCGTGCTGCTGTAACACGTCAGCCATAAGAACTTTCAACAGGTTGAACGGTAAATTCAACCCTGCGCGTAGCACACTCTTAGGTGCTTGGAGTTTCGCAACGCAGTTCTTAACGTTTTGGCTGATTAGCGGACTGCAGGTTTTAACCCGGTCGGACCTCATGGCACATAGTCTCATGATGTGGTCTCCCATGCCATTCTTTTGAAGACCGACTTTCGTGAAGTATAGGCGCTCTTCAGATCTTATAACGCCTTCACTTGCGACTACGCACACTTCGTCGTCGAGATCACGTCCGGCGAGCAAAGCGTCGGTGATGCTATTCTTCGGTATACTTTTAATTATACCGGTAGCGACGCTCTTTCCAAGCTCTTGGGTCTTTAGCTTGAAAAGATGGCAGAAACGCGCCTTGAGGCTTGTGAACTGGCGGCACAGCCAAGCGTAAATATCAGCGCCGCAGGTCCAAAAGACCCAGATAAGTGTGCTAGCGCTTCCAAGCACGCTCAAGACGGTACTTGCACTGTCGTGAACCTCAGCTTGCTGGGCGGTGTCGCCGGACAGGTACTGGCACCAGTCGATGATGGATCCCATCAGCGCAGCGATAGGGTTGTTACCGGCGTATTTCACGGCGTTACGAGAAACACAGGCTCCGCGTCCCAGAAGGAAATCATTGAGACAGCCAATGATGATAGACACCACTGAGAGTGGGTTTATCAAAACAGCGACTCCACAGATGATGGTGTCGAACATACTGTCCAAATTGTTGACCATTTCCTTCCAGGTAGCTAGGCCCGGTTCACCCGTTCTGGCCGTTTTGGCGTACTCGGCGATATATCGCTTGGCAAAGATGTACAATGTGCCGATTAGCACACCACTGAGTGTCGCCGTCACAACGGTGATAGGTCCGGCAATACAGGAACGCGCGATCAGGTCCATTAAGGCTGGAATGACATCAGCCGTGCCACTTATCTGGCATCTCGACACGAGATAGTATGCGTTTTTCATGATTAGGTAGCCGTTGTTGAAGCCACCTATAGTCGTACTCGGGGTTATACGCAAGGCTTCTCCCATGTACCCAGTAACATGGGCTCGCTGCGTTATTAGAGCGAGATGGGACGTGGCTGCTAAGCCAATGCCTGCACCAGCGGCAAGTGAAGCAACTAGGCCCCAAATGCCGGCGTCATCTACTTTGGCGCCATATTGCCTCTTGCTCTTGTTGCAACTCTTGACAACGCTCGCTATTATGCCAGAGATCAGGCTAGTCACCGCCGAAGCGACGAACACACTGACTCCACCGAAAAACAGTATTAAGGCATTGCAAACAGTCAAAAGTATGCAAGTCATGCAAGTTCCAATAGACTCACAAAGTGTTTGGTACATTCCGCCCAACACCCCGTTGCCGAATATGGGTGCTAGGTGTGGCCAGATGAACCACGGAGCGATCAAGCTAATTTTTGCATACGCGAGCTCCACAGCTACGCCACACTGCGTGAGGAAGTAGTCCCAGTTGTCCTGGACTTCTGAGTTTGGGGGAGTGACTCCGCTCGTACTAGGGACCATGGTTTGCGTGTCAGGGCTGGAGTTCCTGCCGAGCAATCCGTTCACCTTGTCCTTAAGACGCTTCCAATTGTCTTTGAACCAAGCTAATACGATAGCCCAGGCGGACTTTATCTTTTTGCTGAACTTTGGTGTGCTTCGATGTTTGTAGCACCACCGTGCAACTCGGACCACGTCTACGTGTTTGATGTCGTAGTACTCAACAATCTGGCGCGTAGCGTGCTTATCAATTGCCAAACCAAGGCCAGCCGAACCTGCTAATAAGCAGCCAATGGCCGCGAGGCCGGTAGCGAACGGTAGTGCATAGCTGTCTTGCACAGTACCTGATGTGTCCATTCCACTCTCTATCCGCATAGCGTCGCTGACGAAGAGGTCGGAGTACTCAGCAGAAAACTGTGATTTAACCATGCCCAGCTCGACGCGGGTGCCAAAGAACACACTTACGTCGTCATTCAAGCCAACAAGACTGACATAGTGAGTCCACCAGGCAGGGAACTGCTCAACATCACACGGTCTGCTGTTCTCTCGCTTTTCGCAAAGGGCGAGCAAACCGTCGTGGAGTTCTTTTGTGGCTACGGGCATTAGGTATAGGCCCACGGAATCACAAGGGCAACTTCTAACAAAGCCCCAAATGTCGTTCCATCCTCGAACAATATTTGCTAAGCGAGTCATGCCGGGGCCGTAGACCATTCGGGAGTTGAGTCTCTCAGGCAGGAGAAAGGTGACAGTCTGTAGAGCCTCTACCAACGCCTTGTTGGAATATCTGCTCCATATCTGCTCACCGATTTTTTCATTTATTGACAACAGCAGTTCTGGTATTATTGACTCGTCGTACCTGCGAGACTCAAGTTGGACGTTGTCCGCGGGGGTCCAATAACGACCAGTTCTTACTCTTCCACACCGTCCCTTCCTTTGCATGGCAGATTCCAGTGAAATGGAGCGAACTTGGTTGGAGCTAGAATAAATGACCTCGTAGAACTTGGTCTGTGGGTTAGGGACGGTTTGATTGACGGTTACACGCCACGTGTTTTCCTCCTCCCAGTCAATCACATCACTAAGATTTTGAATAGTAATGCTCTGTTCGACGTAGTTAGTGGCTATGATAAAGCAGGGAGTAGCAATCTGCGACACGTTGCCAGGGCATCCGGCGTTTAGTGGCACAGAACGGTTCCACTTGCTACCAGGTAGAGATCTTAGTGCAGCGTCAATGATTTGCGCACCTTGGACGCACTGCGCTCGAGTAGACACAAACACTAGCGTGTTACCGGTAGCGTCTGGCCGCATGGCGTATTTCTTGTTGGAACGCCTAGAGAAAACTTCACCTGGAAGGCAAATCTCCCCCTCGCGCAGCTCGCCTTCGCCTTGGATGATCCTCAGCTTGGGACATTCGATGTCATAGTTAGTTGAAACAAGGCGTTGACCTCCGGCGAGGTCAAAGCCATCCTCTACACATATCGGAGAGGCGGTCATTTTCACGTACACTATCTTCGGGTTGGGACCGACAACCGTTTCGCAATAAATATCCGTCTTCACCATATCGCGGTCGTTAATTTTATGACACTCATCGAGTATAATGAAGTCGGACATAAGATTGTTGCAGTTGACGTACCACTTTTCACTCGTGTAGATATGAAGTTGTGGACCGGTCCCATCCCAGGCTGGTCCGTTTTGCTCCTCATGCGCATTTTCGTTGCGTTTACCAATATCGCACGTAACTCGCCAATTGCTAAAACTGCCCTTCTCAGCGAGTAGCAGCTGACCAATAAACAGGTAGGTATTACGGCACGCTGTTACAGTCGGCTGGAGCAATGTGATGGATTGTTTCAACTGTAACTTCTTCAGCAGCAAGGACACAAACTGGGTCGTTTTTCCCGTGCCAGTTGGTGCACACAGATAACAGTAGACAGCTTGTTTTGCTTCGGGCGTCAAAACCCTTTCAACTGCTCTCTCAAAGAAAGCCAGGTTGACGGCCCCTATGGTTTTAATCGGGCCGTGTTGCATTAACGTTGTAAGAGTTTCACCTGCAGTTTCTTGCGTAATCGTCGTGCCGAGCCCATAGATGGTGACCAGCTCGCCTGTAGAATTAATCACTGGGGAACCACTCATACCGGGAAAGCGCTGCCAAGGAGACAGAACGATGTCGCTACCGTTATATTCGACCGGAACCATCTGGTAAAACAGTCCAGGCCGGTCCTTACTTGCAGGTCCAATGGACACCACCTTGAATAGTTGTGAGAACAAGGTAGCAGGGTTGAAAGCCATCAATATGTCACCCTCGTGTGCAGTAGATAGTTGACACTCTCGGTTATAAACAGCTAAATCGGCTCCCTTAAGCATCTCATGTTTAACGAAGGTGAATTTTTCAGAGCCGTGTGTGACCGTTAGATTGTTGCCCTTGGTGACGTGGTAACTCGTGGCTAGACTGTTGTTGTTCACCACAAAGCTCCCCACACCGTTGATTGTGCGGCAAACTCCTACGCCAAATTGTTTAAACAGCCGAGAGTTTTCAGGTGGTTGGTCAACCATGCCGTAACGACTCAAGCAGATGCCGCTGACGTGTACCGGGGACAATAGATCGTCTGGGGAGGTAAAACACTGCAATTGCGTCCCTTGAGCTTCATTTACATGTATGGTGTCAAAGAAACTGCCGTCGTCGTTAAGACTGAGTTCTACATGCCATTCCTGATCTATTGAGTCGGGTTTATCTTCACCATCAAACTTGGGGACTAGTAGTACCAGCTGAGCTGCGGTGACCCAATCTACCCGAATGTCCAAGATGTCGGCTTTTGAACACCCTAAGAGGTGAACGCAATGAATGTTCCTCGCAACCAAATTCCGCAACAGGTTAGCTAAGTTTTTCCACTGTTTATGCGACGCACAGGAATGTTGAATCACAAACCGCTTCGCGGTCGCCACGAACTTTTCTCCGGCTGGACTGTCTTCGACCACTTGTATGAGTGTTCCTCGAACAATTTCTGCGGAGTAAATGCGGGGCTCGACTAGTATCTGTTTTGCGGTTGAGTCCTCGGGCCACTGTAAGTAACGCAATTGGTTCTTAAGCGCAAGTTCCGGTAGGCGCCGCCAAGGCACGGGATAAACTTCCTCTACTAACTTGTAACTACAGGCTTTTGGGTAAAACCCTTTCATCTTTCCGTCGAGCCACTTCAAATTTTCCTTTATCAGTTTCGTTAAGACGTGACTCACAGGCTGGTCTTGTAGCCAAATGTTAATAGCTGCTTCGACATCCTGGGCTTGATGGTTAGCGAGTTTGGACGTGGGTCTCAGATTTAAGTTTTCGACCGACAGGCCTAAGCGCACCACCTTGGTAGCTGTCTTAGTGGACAGTGGCCAAAGGGCATCCCCGCCTCCTGTGGCTTTCCGCGTAGCGTAAACTATAGCTTCTTGACTACGTTTCTTTTCGCTAGGTTCCACGTAGTCCAAACCCAAAGCTCGCCAAGCCCATTCGTGCAATCCAGTCTTCTTAAGGTAGTGCCTTATCTCGTCCGGGATTTTGAACCACTCCTCAGCAACTTTACACACAAAGCAGTCGCAACTTGGATGCCGGCGACTCAGATGGTCTGTGTGTGTTAAGTTGACAGTTAAGTCACGCCATTCACCTTGCAGTAACTGCAAGCAATAAGTGTTGGGCGTGAAAATGGTGTTTCGTTGAACGAGGCCAAGGGTGCGCTCGAGCGTCCCGTAGAGGAATGTGAGTTTTCCGCCGTCTCTTTTGCAATGGGTTTCGGCGTAGATCAAGAGCTGTGAGGAGTCTGCAGTGTCGAAAGGGTGCAGACTTAAGTCAATCTCTACGTGATTGATAGTCTGCTCGCCTACTGATTTGAGTATGGAAACCCACACCTCACGCCAATCGCTAAGAGTGTTACTGTAGATCCACACGAACGTGCCGCCATAGTTGTTCAGGCGGTTTTCGGCTCGATCGTTTGCGTCCAACAACTCGTTCCAAGCAGTTAGCCACTCTCGACTCGCGAGACGCGCACTGCCGATGATGAACAGTGAGCCTTCGCTTGGGCCACTTGGCAGATGTTTGTGCTCGCCGGTCCACTTGTATGTTAAGTTCGTTTGGAAACCAAAAGTCGTTTCGAGTAGTAGATGCGACAGGTTGTTTTTGTCTAAAAAGAAAGTTTTCTTAACTTTACCAAACTGTTCTTCAGCGTAGTGTCTTACGGCAGACTTATCACCAACAGGTGCGTTTGCGATATTAAATGTTCTGTCAACCCTTGACCAAGAGCGTTTGACGCAGTTAAACTGCCCACTGTCGTCGTACGGAGAAGACAGAACGATGTAATTTATTCCATTAATCAGCACAGTAGCCGTGACAACTGCGACCGGCGTGAAGACAGGTTTCCAAAAAGAAGAATTTTGATAGATGAAGCTACCGCTCACTATATTGGCGTTACAGCGGACTAAACGCACCTTTTGCCAACGTGCTACTGTCGGTGGTCCCACGTCCTTCTCACATACCACGGCGGTTCCACACACCAGACCTAATCGCTTTCGCAGTGGTCTTAACTCACCGGCGCAATCTTTCCAGTCGGTGCCCCAAACAAACCAGTTGTCTCTGATCTTGCTGGTAACTAGTTGACGGTTTCCATTACACCTAGTGTCGAAACACGCGTAATCGCCATTGCTAGCCACGTGGTTCGGCCACAGGTCCGGGTTACGAAGCGCAACTTTGCAGCCAGCACGACGAACAACCTCGTACTTGGTGCCATAAGGGTCAACGGCCACCGGCAAACCGATGGTTTTAACCCATGAGTCGTCGCTTAATTGCAACTGGTTGGTTTGATGCACCGGGTACAGGCACAGTCGAACTCGTGTGCTTTCAAGTTCGGTCCTTTCGACAACCCAATAAAAAGTGTTCGAATAGTGTACTGGAGCGCCCACTAGGGTCTTCTTCGAAGGCACGGTTTTGATGATTAGTTCATCAGGTATTGAAACAAATGGATTGCCACAGTAACTAGCGCCAGATTCCTCCGACACGTTAGCTATCAAAGCGTTCTTTCCGGCTTTTCTCACTGACAAATGTCCAAACGAGACTTCTACCTCTACGTCCTCATGTTGGTGGGTTACGGGCTCATTCAGTTTATTGTTGTCTTTGAACTTAGGTGGCTCATTCACGATCTGTATCGACAAGGTACTCTTCTCAAGCTTCAATGGTTTTGCTCTCGACACAGGTCCCTGCACGTACTCAACATAGGTCTTGTCGTCAGCTATCGCCGATAGAAAGTCACCGACACTAGCGAATCCTACTAGGGCCGTCGAGTTAACGTGCACTAGGATGCCTGATATATCGCCAGTGTACCAGCCTTCTCCGCGGATAGTCTGCGGATTGTCGACGGTGTCGCCGAAGGCTCCTACGAGTTGCTGTTCTTCAACTTCGTAATAACAACTACCAACAGAATAAACGCCGTCTTCGACCGAAACGTCAAAAGACCAGGCTCCATCGTTGGTGACGGTCTCCGCTAGCTTGTCAACTCTAATAATAAAGTCTACAGCAACATAGATAGCCTCGGTCCCACGCACGCCGATGAATAGCCCTTGTTTCTCGGAGTCCCACTTCCCGCTATTGCCTGGCTCAGGCCTGAAAGGCTCCTGACTGTTCATGTAAACCATGAGAGAGTCGAGATGACTTTGTTCAAGATAATACATCCAAGCCTCATGTCCGGACGCTGTTTGCGGGTTACAGTGGGTGGCGCCGCACGCGGCAAGGACTTGCCCATCACGCATGAACCAGTACGTGCCACTGCTGAATTGTAGTTCATGGGAAGTGCAAACCAACGGATAGGCAAGGGATGGGTTCTTGTTCATTCGTGACAATTCTAGGTTTATGTCTTCAGCACTGACAGGCACTACGGTGCCATCAGGCAGATTCAAGGCGGGTGTACGGACGGGTGACGAGCGTAAGCCTTCGACCGGTCGGTTCACTGCTTCGCCAACTAATCCGTCCTTGGTACAGTAGCGGATGGCTGGATTGGGGAACATGGTGGCGTCTTCTTCGTCACGCCAATCGGTGATGTAACCAAGTAAGATATTGTGGTCAGCTAATTCCCACACCTCTTCGCTAGGCTTTCCAATGTACTTCATCGCCCAGTAGACATACACGCAAACCAGAAGGGTTACCAAGACTATCGCTTCAAAGTCATAGGCCCAAAGGATCAAAACACCCGCAAATGGCCAACAGCTAGCAATCTTGTTCTTCGTGATGACACCGTAACCGCACCCAGAAGCCCAAGTAAGCAGCACGACCAACAATCGACAAGAGTCGAAAGTTGCATTGATGGTGTTGCCGGTGACCTGACTGACGTCGAGTCCGTAGGCAGCTGGGAAGATCCAAGAGATGTAAGCCACGCCTAAGAGGATGCCGCCGGCTAATACTTTCCCGCGCAACAGATTCACGCAGCCAAGGTAACCGAATACGATAATGACGACCTTTGACGTCCAGTCTCCGCCGAAGAAGCTTGTAATCTTCGATCCGACCTGAGAAAGGATGTTGCTGACCCAGGCGGCGCTCCCCGACACGGAGAAGCTATCGGTGGTAGGCAAGTTCCATGTTTTCCATACGTTGAGGTGGGGTTTCCAGTTTACCACCACTGCGAGATTTATTCGCTCCGTCGAGTTGCCAGAGAGCATGACGGTAAACTCTGTCGTTTCATTACCATTACACCACCACACGCTCGACTGCCTGCCTGCAGTTGTCTTCGAACACAATAAGCCTCCAGATGTTGCTTCGCATTCGTGAGAACTAAGGCCCACGCAGCAAGCTTTCTCACTGATCAAGGAAATACTGGTTGTCTTATGGTATCCTTGGACGCCGGGTTCCGATGACAATGAATACTCACCTTTGTTGCACATGGGCGTTGACACTTCTCCGAGGGTGAAATGGTGGCCAGTGATCTCTACATTTACACTATCTGTTTTGGAAGTGTAAACGGCACTGTACTTGTTCCAGGTCACATTAGCACTTGTAGGGCAAGTGACATAGTGATCTCTTAGAACACTTTCAAAATCGTGGTTCTTATATGTAAGGGCGTACTGATGTTCTTTGACGTCCCACTCAATCTTCGCTTCTAGGCAGTCAGGGTCTATGTTGGTTAGATCTTCTAAACTGTTTGACGCGCACAGCTTGTTGGTCTCGCTGTAATGATAAGTGCAAAATACTTCACTGTTACGCCTCACTATCTGGTGAGGGTATGTTGTGGTGCTAGCGCCAATAGTTCTCATCGAAAAGCCTAAGCTCGTCTTCGAGTTCTCTTGGTTGACTATGACCCTGCTTTCCAAGTGCCCTTGATGGATAATAGCGTCGATTTCGACTCTGGGGTTATCAGTCATACGATTGTATATGAGCGAAAACGTTTGGGGCGCACCTACTGAGAAGCACGCGTCGTAGCGCGCTGCAATTCCGTTCAACAGGAAGCATCCTGCACCAGCCCATGAAGACACTGTGTCAGTAATCTTGACCCGAATGCCAACACCGCAGTGAATGTAACAATCGGACGAAGCGCCCCACACAGAACTGGCGCGGCCGCCTTGACAGCCCCAGTCGAAGGTGTGGCAAATCAATTTGGTTTTGAAGGGCACTGCCATCTCAAACTGGTAAGAGTGCGTTATTCTAACTTCCTTAACCTCAAGCGTGGCGCCGGATATTGAAATACAATCTCCAGCCGACAATGAAACCGTAAATTGGTCTATGTTTGATGTTTCGTAAGTTGAGGAGTCTCCCAAAGGTACGATGTTGTTCACGGTGCAAGCAGCGCTGACGTAAGCCCATTGATAAGTGGTCAAGGCCAGGATAAGGACAATCCATAGGAACCGTCCGTTGGGCCTGACCAGCGCTATCACTACCAATGCGGTGAAACCTGGATGTTCGAACACCAATCTCACAACTTGTTGCACCTTCTTCAGCCAAGTAGCTACGGTAGTGTGTCGATCGAACGCACACGCGCAGTACTTATCGAAGTAATTTGCTTCGTCACCCGATGGGACAGCACCGCGACCCTCACAGCAACTGGAAAAGGACAGCCGGTTCTTACATTCACGTCGCGATCCTGTTAAAATGAACACGGTTTTGTCGCTAAAGATCTGTATCCCTTCAAAGTCTTTCCGGTGGTCTTCAAACTCGCAACTGTCCCAAAACACGTTCCTAAAGAACTTTATGCACGGGGAGCACAAAGGTTGGTTGCTGAACGACAACAGGAGTTCCTCCTCAGAGAAGCATCCTAAACTGCAACATATGTCGCCGGTCATAGCATGTTTCTTCCCTGTATACACTGTACCAGACGTTGAAACGTTACCGAATCCCAATCTGCACTCAGAGTCGGGTTGGGAGTGGCACTGGGTGAAATACTTGTGTTTAACGCACTCTTTGTTGGAAAAAGTCATGTTCATGTTGTCAACCAGACTACACGAGTGCCCGTCTCTATTAGCCAAATGGCCGTGCTCCTTCCAAGCATGGACTGGGGCGTGACAACCGCTGATTGTGTGCGGAGAAGCCGGCATTGACTCAACTGAGCTTTCGTTTGCAGCGTGCTTTAAGGTTTCGCTTATGCTAGCTACCTTGGCGACGCAGTCGACGATTGCTAACTCCGGCGCCCCGATGTAATCGTTAGTGAATCCAGAGATGGTATGAGCCGCCAACATAGAAACTCGAGCTAGGTCAGTGTAGCAAGAGACACATGCGATGAGTTTAGACTCGTCTTCATTGTAAGCATTCATCGCCTCTACTGTTTTAGGCAAGAAGGCTACGTTGAGACCGCTCTTCATCAACGCTATTTTCTTCAACGTTGGGTTACAGTCCTTAAGCTTGGTTGCAGAAGCTGCAGTTTTTGTGTAACAGGCTGCGATATTCGTGTCTGCAACGGTGATGGCGTCGCCATACTTCCACTCGGGTTTGCATTCCAGTTCTCTGTTGTACGCGTCAATGCGGTCACGACTGATCAGACGGGCCAGAGTCTCACGCAGCGGGTCAGGGGCGGCACGCTTCACGATGTTGTGAACAACGCGATCTTGAGGCGCTACAGCAGCTGAGCAACAGTTCAGCCCTAATGCTGCAGCGATCGCGACGGTTGTTATGCTGTTAACGGCGGCTCGAATCCACTTAGCGTAATGCGGAGTTTTGGTGATGGTCTTCTTCTTGTCAACGACCTGCTGTTGAGACTTCAAGACAATTCCGGTTTGATTTGTGGCTTTGGAACTAGTAGCAACCGCTTGCTTGGCGGTGCGGACGACGCTGGCGCTCATAGCTTTCGCGGCTTCGGCTTCTGCTTGGATTTGGTGAACTTTCGCCTCAGCCGTAGCCATGGCTAATTGGTGGTTAACAGTTTTGAGCACGTCCTTTCTACCTACGTAGGCAGGATTCAAAACAATCCTTTGCCCACGTCCTCGTCCGCGTCCGGTGCCTCTTGTGGAGTGCTGTTCGTTTGTCCAACAAGCTCCGCCTCCGAACCTTCTCGTACAAAATACGGACCGACCGCGAGACACTACTTCAGCCTTCATTCTGTTCTTATCCAGGTTTATGTAGAGGCCGTCGCCACCAGCATCACCGACGAGAGCTTTAGCTTTAATCTCCGCATAGTCTCCGTAATGTGATCCGTAACTCGGTTTATCGAGTTCAGCCAATGTGACGGGTCCAGTCAACTCGAAGTCCAACGAATCATAAGCCAAGTTGGTGATTGCATAGGTTCTCCCGTTTACGCTTGTGGATACGACTGACACGAGTTCGCCCGTTTCAGTGTCGAAGATTGGAGTACCAGATACTAGAACGTCATCGCAATCGAAGCTAGGGACCTTACTAAAACCATAGCGGTGACTGCCGATCCTGCCGTGCGTGACGACGCTACCAGTAACAGGGAACACCTTAACGCAAGTAGATGAAACAGGAACAGTGACGCTCCTAAGAGTGGTCACCAACCGCAGTTTCAACAGCTCGCCGTCTGTATAGACGTCGGGTAGGCAATGCATCTTGTCCACGCTTTCCGGAGCACCGCAATGCGTAGCACCGCAATTGCCTTCGACTTGGTTATGGTCTGCCTTTGCCACCCATTTAACACCATGTAACATGCCGCTAAAAGGAGTAGCCTTCTTGCAATGTTGTTGGTTTACCACCTGAGCCTCGCCTTCTTGTGGGTTGGCGCGTAGCACCAGATTGGCGCACACTGGGCAGTCTTCCGCCCTCTGTTTGTGGTCCAACCGCCGATATTTGTGCTCATGGTTGTAAACGCTCCCGCAGTTGCGACAAGTGTGCCTGTGGTTCCATCCGGATAGTGGTCGTGCCCAGTCACGCAGTAAGTACACTACTTTCCCTTCCTTGCGTGTCACGACTGGACTACGACAGGCAACGTCTCTTATGCGCCCGGGGTTTGGGAAGTCTTTGCTCGCTAGGAACACGCCACGGATGTTGTTGTCGTGCCCACAGATCTCCAGCACTTTGTTGTAGGCCATTAGGTTCCTGTGGGGCCCTTGATAAGACCGCACATGCCAAGGTGTGATCGCACGCCTCGAAGCCGTAATCTCAAAGTAGTAATGCTTGTAATCACCAAATATAGCCATGTTGAGAAAGACACATCCTTCGATTTTGATATCCTTATAATCTATGTCAGGTGATTTTTTCAGAGTTCGATAGGTAACGACATGGTGAGCGAATAGACAGTGTTTGCCCTTCGTTACTCGAATCCGATAAGGGTCCTCGAACAACAACTCAGTACCACCAACTTCTATTGTCCTAGGCAATGAATCCCATGCAGTAAATTGGGCAGGTTCTGTTATACCTACCAGTTTTTCTGCGTGGCTCAGGCATGAGCAAGGTCCACACGAGTCTTGGTCACAACGGTAGGTGTGGTCCACCCCGAATTGGTATTCCACTCCTCCACGGACAGGCCCTGAAGGCAGTTTGACCGGTCGGTACGTAACGTCACTAGGTGCAGGCAACTCCGGATAATCGTCAGCCGCAGTTGACCTGGAGGCCTCAGCGATAGACGGTCTTTCTTTAGGTTGGTTCAAAGCGAACCCCGGAGGTGGTAGTGCGAGCCTACCTGCCGCACCAGCTACGTGAACAACACGCTTTCGGCCACTGGGCAGTACGATAGTTTCCCCTATTAAGGCTTCACGTCTCATTCTCTCTGCTTGTGCACGACGGTAATCATCCAAGTGTTGCTGATCCATAAAGCCACTATTGTAGGGTATTTGTGGGACGGTCTCTCCTTCCTCGTAAGGACAAGTTGTTGGGATTCTCGGAGCGTCGTCTCCTGAAGGCACTAAATTGTCGGTGTCGACTCGCTGAGTCGTCTTCTTCACAACTACCTCGTTAACTACGCCGTAGTTAACCCGCGCCATCATGGGTGGTTCACGCAAGTCGCGGTATACCTTAGAATCGTTCCAAAAGTTGTTAGACGGTGTCTCCACCCGGCTTCGCTTCTTCACGAAGGCAGTGAAGTGCGTAGATGGCTCACCAGAGCGGCTCTGCATCCCTTTCACTTTTGTGCTTTTCTTGAACACAACATCTTCACCCCACGAATCATCTATGTGGTACTTTGCCAACACATTATATTTATTTGCGTAATGCCCAGAAGCTTGAGAAAGTGCTACTCGGTGACGGTTACGTGTGCTCTTATCAAGGTGTACGCGATTGTATACTGAAGTTTCACCTTCTTGGACTTGTCGATAACCCCCAAGTGCCAAATACTCTCCGGTGTTAAGAGGAGTAAACGTCCCGAGCTCCCTTCTGTTACAGGACTCGTATAGTGCCAATGCATTGTTGACTTTGGCGTTTCTTTCTCTCAACAATCCTCTGGCCCTCGCTCTGCAAGCGTAAACCTTCTTGAGTATGTTGCAATGTGAACAATCTCCAACCTTTGCGTGACCCATCTCGTTAGCTGACGTCGTTAGCGCATTGTGAGTCAGGCAAACAGTCAACGCGTTCTTGTTTAGCCGAGCGGCACTTTTGATGAGTCGTGCGGCGGACGATTTTTCACTTAAAGCCAGCTTAGGGTGGTTGGTCACCAACATGGGGCTTTGCTTATCTTCGAGGCAAGATTCGAAGGCGGCGATGTTAATGATCACCTCATCGAAGTTGTCTCTTCGCCCTGGCACCACAAGCGACTTCCGTACAGCGGATATGTCATCAACGGACGCAGGAGCAGATCTTGGGACCTCCTTTCGTTCGACCTCGACGAACTCTGATAAGAATTCGTCCACCAGCAATTCAGCGCCACTTGAACTCGGGAGTTCATCCAGGCAGGCGGCGCTGGCTTGAATCATGTCGGAGCAATCCTTAAAGTCGGTGTCAGTCAATGACACCAACGTTCTGAAGAACTCTCGCATAAACTCGTCCAACGCTGGTCTCCGTTCCTGGGCGGTTTCCAGCCACGTTCCGTAGTTAATGAGGCCGAGATGCCTCAGCAATCCGGTGTCGGCAGAAAATGCAGTAGTCATTTTTACCGGTTTCAAGTCTTAAACAAGAATTAATTTGAAAAAATTTATTTCTTCCTACCTCTACACCCGGAGCAATGTGTAGAACCTTTAAACGGTCGGGGATCCCTAGCCGGGAGCAGCGTCCTTGATTACAGGTGGGCGTTACCACACGCAAACTTTCCAAGGGAAAGACAAGGCTCCGTCCTCTCGTCGCGAAGAAAGAAATCAAATAAGAGTAACTTCCGAAGAAGTAAGCACGAACTATCGCCTAGCAAATAAGCTACTCAGGTCCAAAGAAACAGCCTACAAGCAAGCTAAAAGCAGCGGAGGCAAGCACTAAACCTGAG